GCTAGTTGTCAGATTGTAAATGGCGGAAACGATCACTTCATTGCAAAAAATGTAAGTGTTCCACCAAATTCTGCAATTGAACTAATTCAAGGTGGTGCAAAAATTGTTTTAGCAAATGGTGATGTACTTAAAGCTCAAAGTGATACTGCTTCGTCTTTAGATATTGTTACATCATTTATTGATACAATTAGTTCGTAGGAGGAATTATGACGGCAATAGTAAATGGAATCCAATACATCGGAGGCGGCACAGCCCCTGATGAATTTATAAAAAATCAAGCAGGTACGATTGATGGCACACAGACTGTTGAGAACGGAGTTCTTGCAGGACCAATAACTGTGCCTGGTACAATCACAGTAACAGGAGTGTTAGTCATTGTCTAAAATAGAAGTAAATGCAGTCGAACCACAATGCGGAACTACCTTAACATTAGGTGCTTCTGGTGATACGGTAACTTTAGGAAGTGGTGCTAGTCAATCTGGTTTTGGTAGAACAGGGACCGTTGATTGGCAGACAACTAAAAAGACAGGAGATTTTACAGCCGTAAATGGAGAAGGATATTTTGTTGACACAGGAAGTGGAACTGTAACTGCAACACTTCCAGCATCACCTTCCGCTGGAAATATTGTTTATATAAAAGATTATGATGGAAATTTTGGAACTAATGCTTGTACAGTAGCAAGAAATGGTTCTAATATTAGAGGTGAAGCCTCTAATTTTAGTTTATCTCAAAATAATTCAGGTGCAGCTTTTATTTATGTTGACGCAACAGAAGGTTGGCAAGTTTTTGCAGATGGGTCAGATGCAGATGTATCAGAAGTTTTTGTTACAGCAACGGGTGGTACAATCACAACATCCGGTGATTTTAAAGTTCATACATTTACAGGTCCAGGTACTTTTACTGTAACTCAAGAAGCAGGATCTGCAGCTAATAACGAAGTAAGTTATATAGTAGTTGCAGGTGGTGCAGGTGGAGGATGGGATAGAGCCGGTGGTGGTGGGGCTGGAGGTTTTAGAGAAAGAAAATCAGGAGTAGATACTTATACAGCTTCTCCTTTAAATGGAGCAACACCTATTACAGTTACAGCACAAGCGTACCCTATTACCGTTGGAGGAGGTGGAGCAGGTGGTGACAATGGACCTCAAAAACAAGGTGTAGTAGGTAATAGTTCAGTATTTTCAACAATAACATCAGCTGGTGGTGGCGGAGGTGGTTCAGCTCCTGGTCCTCAAGGTGGTGAAAATGGTGGATCTGGAGGAGGAACAGCTGGACCTTCTACTGGTGCAGGGACTGGAAACACACCTCCAGTAAGTCCGCCTCAAGGAAATCCAGGAGGAACAGCTCCCGCTCCAGGTGGTAATGATAATGGTGGTGGCGGTGGTGGAGCAACCGCTGCAGGAACACCTGGCGCTTGCAACTCATCAGGTGTTGGTGGAGCCGGTGCAACAACAAGTATTACAGGATCACCATTAGCTTATGCTGGTGGAGGCGGAGGTGGTGCTAGTGATGGTGGCGGTACTACATCCGGTGGAGCTGGTGGATCATCTGTCGGTGGAGCTGGTGGAAATTATCCAGGTGGTTTTGGAGCTAATGGACCAAATAATCGAGGTGGTGGTGGAGGTGGTGGTTCAAATGGACCAAATACTTCTCCAGATGGTGATGGTGGAAATGGTGGCTCTGGTGTAGTAATAATAAGGTATAAATTTCAATAATTATGACAAGTACAATTAAAGTAAATACAATAACAACAGAATCAGGATCTACATTAACTGTAGGTGGATGTGGAAAAACTGTTGCGTTAGCATCAGGTGCATCACAAACAGGATTTGGCAGATCAGGTTCTGTTGATTGGCAAACTACACCAAAGACTACAACATTCACAGCAGCTAGTGGTGAGGGTTATTTTATAAATTCAGGAAGTTCAATTACAGCAAACTTACCTGCAGGTTCAGCGGGAGCAATCGTTGCTTTTTCTGATTATGCAAGAAATTTTGCTACGTACCCTTTTATCATTGCACCAAATGGTTCAGAAAAAATTGGTGGTGTAGCAGATACATTACAATTAGATGTTAACGGTCAAGCGATAACTTTAGTTTATGTAGATTCAACAAAAGGTTGGGTTAATGTACAAAACGCAGAAGACACGGAAACAGGTACTCCTGCTGCATTTATAACAGCAACAGGTGGAACAATTACTACTGTATGTACAAATTTTAAGGTTCATACTTTTACAGGTCCAGGTACTTTTTGTGTTTCTTGTGCAGGAAATTCAAAAGGTTCAGATAAAGTTTCTTATTTAGTAGTTGCAGGTGGAGGAGAAGGCGGCTCTACCGCACCATCAAATGGTGGCGGTGGAGGAGGAGCTGGTGGTTATAGAGAAGCTAAAAATCCAGATGGAGGTTATACAGCTTCTCCAATAGCTTCTACTTGTGGATTAGCAGTTACAGGAGCTATTCCTATTACAGTTGGTGCAGGTGGTGCACAACAACCTAATCCATCTAATAACTTAGGAAACTCTGGATCTAATTCAATTTTTTCAACTATAACATCTGCAGGTGGAGGTGGTGGTAAAATAGATTCTCCTGCAGGAGAACCTGGAACTGCTGGTGATGGTGGTTCAGGTGGTGGCGGTTCTGCCGCTTCGGCTGCATCTAGAAATGCAGGAGGATCTGGAAATACACCACCAACAAATCCAGCACAAGGAACTGATGGTGGCACAGGTGGACCTAATTCTGATGGAGTTCATGGTGGTGGCGGAGGCGGTGGAGCAACTGGTGTAGGTGGAAATGTTAATCCAGGTAATAACGCAGGAACAGGTGGAGTAGGAGCAACAACAAATATTACAGGATCTCCTGTTGCTTATGCAGGAGGAGGCGGAGCAGCAGCCACAGGAGGTGGCGCACCTGCAAGAGGAGCAGCTAGTCCTTGTGGAACGGGTGGTCAAGGAGGTTCATTTCCAAATTTAGATGGTTCTGCTGGAACTACCAATAGAGGTGGTGGCGGTGGAAGTGGTGGATGGCCTGCCGCTGGAACAGCTAGAGGTGCAGGTGGATCTGGTATAGTAATAATAAGGTATAAGTTTCAATAGGTAAATTATGAGTGAAATAAAAGTAAATAAAATTAGTCCAAGAACAGCGTGTGGTACGGTTCAGTTAGGAGATAGTGGAGACACTATTACAATTCCCGCTGGTGCAACAATCACAAACTCTGGGACACAAACAGGATTTGGTAGAGAAGGTTCCGTTAATTGGCAAACATCAATTAAAACTGGAGACTTTACAGGTGTATCTGGTGAAGGATATTTTATAAATACTACATCAGGAGAAATAACACTGACACTTCCTTCATCTCCAAGCGCAGGAGCTATTGTGGCATTTAAAGATTACGCTAATACATTTGATAATAATAAATTAACAGTTAATAGAAACGGTTCTAAAATTGCTGGAGAAACAACTGATGCAGAAATTACAGTGGAGGGTCAAGCTATAACTTTAGTATATGCTGATGACACACAAGGTTGGTTAGCAGTAGAAGCAGCCACAGATAGTGATTTACCTAAACCATCTTTTATATCAGCTACAGGTGGAACAGTAACAACTGTTTGTACAAATTTTAAAGTTCATACATTTACAGGTCCAGGAACATTTACTATTTCAGCAGGAGGGGGTCCATTAGCTGTAGTTGATTATTTAGTTGTCGCTGGAGGCGGTGGTGGTGGTGCAGACTATGGTGGCGGTGCAGGAGCAGGAGGATACAGATTTTCAAATGGTACTTCATCAGGTTGTTATGCGGCTGGACCAAGTCCGTTAGCTGCTTCTGGTTTACCAGTTGCACCAGGAGCTTTTTCAATTTCAGTTGGTTCAGGAGGAACAGCTGCTAATATGCCAGTGTCTCCAGGAGTAGCAGGAACAAGTGGTGGTAATTCAATTTTTTCAACAATAACATCAGCAGGTGGTGGTGCTGGTGGAACAGAAGACGCAGTACCTATAAGACCAGGATTTCCTGGTGGTTCAGGTGGAGGAGGATCTTATTTAAACTCTGGAGGAAATGGAAATACTCCCTCAGTTAGTCCACCACAAGGTAATGATGGTGCAACGGGTGGTGCAGCCACTGGAGGATATGGTGGTGCTGGTGGAGGAGGGGCAGGAGCAAATGGTGGAGCTCCCCCAAGCACTCCAGTTGGAGGTGTAGGTGGTGCAGGTTTAGCATCTTCTATAACATCTTCGCCAGTAACTAGAGGTGGCGGTGGTGGAGCCGGAGGTGGCGGATCACCTCACGGTCAAGGATATACACCAGGAGCAGGTGGAGCAGGTGGTGGTGGAGCAGGTGCACCTGATAGTAATGCAGCAGGAGGAGCTGGAACAGTAAACACTGGTGGTGGCGGTGGTGGTGGAAATAATATTAATTTTGTTGGAGGTAATGGTGGCTCTGGTATAGTAATAATAAGATATAAATTTCAATAGTTGAATGATAATTAATTTTAATATATAAGGAGAAACATTATGGCACATTTTGCAAAACTAGGAGCTAACGGAAAAGTTATTCAGGTTTTAACTATGGATAATGATAAGATGTTAAACGCTGATGGTGTTGAAGATGAAACAGTAGGTCAACAGTGGTTAGAAACACACAACAACTGGCCTGCACAGATGTGGATTCAAACATCTTACAATACATCAGGTAATACACATAACTCTGGTGATAACTCAAAAGCATTTAGAGGAAATTATGCAGGTATAGGTTATACTTGGGATGAAGACGATCAAATCTTTTGGCCTAAAAAACCTTACGCTTCTTGGGTAAAAAATATGACAACTGCAAGTTGGAAATCACCCATCGGTGATGCTCCAGCATTAACTGCAGAACAAGAATCACAAAATACAGCTAATACTCATATGTGGTCTTACGTATGGAATGAAGCTGGACAGACTTGGGACTTGACAGATACAAAAGAGTAAATTAAAAATGGTGGTGGTATGCAGAAGAAAGTATTAACAGAGCAAGCTTTATATTATGGTGATGTGGCGATGCCCAAAAATTGGGACATTGACCGAGATAAATTACAAAACGATATTTTAAAATCACAAGTTACAGATTCACCTTTTCCATTCTCTCGAACATTTGACATGTTAAATACTTACATGAGAGATCATGTAAATCTAGAGTATGGATTTACTTTAGTTAACAAAGAAACGTGGGGTAACATATATAAACCTCAAGAGACTACAATTCCTTTATTAAATATAGATCCAGTAGATCTACGAAACTCACCAGACTATACATTCTTGTATGGTGTAAATGTAAAAAATTGTATGGTTCGAATACACTATGAAGATAACAGACGTAAAGGTAGATCTTGGGATATATCTTTAGAAAATAATAAATTTATAATGTTTCCATCAACCAATATGTATTACCTAACCAATAATCAAAAGGATAGTTTGAATTTTGTACAAACTATAACGTATGAATATATCTAATTACTACTGGTATTTTAGTGGTGTGTTGACACCCAGATTTTGTGATGATGTAATACAATATGCATTGCAACAGAAAGAAACAATGGCCAGGACTGGCGGATATGGTGATAAAAAATTAAAAGAGGATGAGGTTAAAAATATGCAGCGTAAAAGAAAATCTGATCTGGTATGGCTTAATGATACCTGGATATATAAGGAATTACATCCTTATGTTCACGAGGCAAATAGAGCTGCAGGTTGGAATTTTGATTGGGAGAGATCAGAATCTTGTCAATTTACAAAATATAAATTAAATCAATATTATGATTGGCATTGTGATAGCTGGGATAAACCTTATGACAGAAAAGACCCAAACAATCCAGAGCATGGAAGAATTCGAAAACTATCTATGACTTGTCAGTTGACAGATGGTTTAGAATATAAGGGTGGTGAATTAGAATTTGATTTTAGAAACTACGATCCACATATGCGAGACGAATCAAAACACAGAATACAATGTAAAGAGATATTACCAAAAGGATCTATTATTGTGTTTCCTAGTTTTGTGTGGCATAGAGTTAAACCAGTAACATCAGGCACAAGATATAGTCTTGTGGTATGGCATTTAGGGAGGCCTTTTAGATAATGTTTATAAATAGTTATTTTCCGACTGTAATATGGTCAGAGGACAAACCAGAATTTATTAAATCGTTAAACAAAGCGAGTAACAAATATATTAGTGATGCTCGTAAAAGAGAAAAAAAATTTATAAAAAAACACGGTGACTTTGGAAGATCATATCATTCGACACCACTTACAGCTGATAATGATTTTTTAGATTTTAGAAATTACATTGGTCAGAAATCCTGGGAATATCTAGACCATCAGGGTTATGATATGTCTCAATACACAACTATGTTTAGTGAGATGTGGGTACAAGAGTTTGCAAAAAAAGGTGGTGGTCATCACTCAGCACACATACATTGGAATCAACATGTATCAGGTTTTTACTTTTTAAAATGTAGTGATAAAACATCTTATCCTGTATTTCATGAACCAAAGACCGGAGCAAGGACAACAAAATTAAAAATGAAACCAGACTTAAAAGGTGTATGGGCAGGTCACGAACAATTTCATTTACGTCCTAAACCAGGCACACTAATTATATTTCCAGGTTATCTAGAGCATGAATATGCGGTAGATCATGGTAAAGAACCATTTAGATTTATACATTGGAATATACAAGCTGTGCCAAAAGAGATGGCCAAAGATGTTTAAGAAAAATAAATACACAGTAATTAGAAAAGCCATATCAGAAGACCTGGCAGTTTTTATTGCAAATTATTTTAGAATGCAAAAACAGGTTTATGATACCTGTCGTCAAGCTAGATACTTCTCACCATTTGAGAATATAATAGGTCACTATGAAGGATCCAATGAACAGATTCCTGGCACTTATTCTCAATACGCTAACATGGCCATGGAAACTTTGATGTTAAAATGTCAACCAATAATGGAAAAATCTACAGGATTAAAACTTGATCCTAATTACACTTATGCAAGAATATATAAAAAAGGTGATGAACTAAAAAGACACAAGGATAGATTCTCCTGTGAGATATCAACCACCATGAATCTTGGTGGTGATGATTGGCCTATATATCTAAGTCCGAATGAGAATGTGGGTGCACCAGATGGTAAGAATATTACAGCAGCCAGTAAAGCAAAAGGGGTTAAGGTAGATTTAAAACCTGGTGATATGTTGGTTTATAGGGGTATAGAATTAGAACATTGGCGAGAAAAATTTAAAGGTAAAGAATGCGTACAGGTTTTTCTGCATTATAACAATCGAAAGACACCGGGAGCTAAAGATAATATGTTTGACAAGCGTCCACATTTAGGTCTTCCTTCCTGGTTCAAACGATGATATAATTCTTAGATGGAGGCTGTGTCACCACCACATACCACACAGTCTCCTTTTAAGGAAAATTTATGAGTTTAGGATTTGACGCAATATCAGCATTACCATTTGCTACATCAGGACCCGATTCAGATGTAAATGTATCAGTAACTGGTAATCAAGTAACTATTAGTATTGGCAGTGCTGGAGTTATTGCAGATTCCGTTACAGAAAATTTAACACCAAACCAAGTAACTTTAGGCACAGGTACTTTAAGTATTAAAACAGATGTAGATCATACTGTTACAGGTTCACAAATAACTTTAAATATAGGTAATTTTACCGTTAGCACAGCTGTTGATGTTTTACCATCAGGTGTTGACTTGACCTTGGCTACAGGTAATGTTACAATAACTGCTGACGCAAATATAAGTCCTACGGGTTCTGGGTTAACATTAGACACAGTAGAACCAGGAGTTATTACGTGGAACGATATAGTACCAGGAGCAACAATGGTTTGGACACCAATAAAACCGTATTAATATGGCATCAACATTTTCAACAGATTTATCATTAGAACTCGTAGCAACAGGTGAGAAAGCCGGTCTATGGGGCACAATCACAAATACTAATTTACAATTATTACAGACAGCGGTATCAGGTTATACAGAGGTCACTCTAAGTTCAGGTAATGTTGATTTAAGTTTAGCAGATGGATCAGCAACCGCTAATGGTAAAAATCTATATATTAAAGTTGTAGGAACTTTATCAGGTGATGCTACTTTAACAATGCCAGCATCTACAACAGGTGGTAATGCTAATAGAGTATTTTTTGTAGAAGATGGAACTACTAGAGGTGGAGCTGCAGATAGTCACACTATAAAATTATTAACAACAGGTCAAAGTGCATCTACACAAGTGCCTCTTCCTGAAGGTGCAACAGTTTTAGTTTATTCTAGAGGTAGCGTTCCAGCTACAACTTTAGGTATGATGGAAAAAGGATTTACAACTGTAATAGCTGCTAGCAAAACAACATACACAGCAGTAGCTGGAGATCAGATCGGTGTTGACACTGCTGCTAATATCGTAACAATTACATTGCCGGCCTCACCCGCACAGGGTGATGAGGTAACAATCATGGATGTATCAGCGTCTAATGGTTTTGGAACTAATAAATGCGTGGTTGCAAGAAATTCATCTAAACTTCAAGGCGGAACCTCAGATTTAGATCTAACCACAAACAACCAATGTGTAACATTAATATTTACAACTGCTGATAAAGGTTGGCAAATAAAAACTAATAGTACATCATAGGAGCTAAATAAATGGCTCTTACTCAAATCAAATTCGCACCTGGAGTTGATAAACAAGATACTAGTGTTGGCGCTATTGGTCGTTGGGTTGATTCAGATAATGTTAGATGGAGATATGGATTACCAGAAAAAGTTGGTGGTTGGCAATCTTTACTTACAGATTCAATAGTTGGTGTTGCTAGAAAACAACATGCTTTTGTTGATACAGAAGGAAATAGATATATTGCAATTGGCACAGATAAATTTTTACTTGTATTTTTTGAAGGACAATTATTTGATGTAACACCTTTAGCTTCTACAATTTCATCAGCTACGCTTACTTTTAATGGCACAACCACAATTACTATTACTACTTCATCTGCTCACAATTTAGAGGAAGGAGACATTGTTTTTTTTGATAGTGTTACATTACCAAGTGGAACAGGATTAAATGCATCAGACTTTGAAGATAAATTATTTCAAATTATTACAACTCCAACAGCAAATACTTTTACTGTAACTTTTACAAGTTCTGGTTCTTCAGCATCAGGGGGTAGTGTAGATATAAAACCTTATGAAAGAATAGGTCCAGCTGCTCAAACTTATGGTTATGGTTTTGGTATTAGTCAGTATGGTGGAACTGTTCAAGGAGCACAAACAACAACTTTAAACGGAGCGTTACTTGCAGACACAGCAGGTACAGGTGGATCAGGAACATCAATAACTTTAACATCAACAACTGGTTTTCCAACAGGCGGTGGAACAATTGCAGTAGGAACAGAATTAATAACTTATACAGGAGTAAGTTCAAATGACTTAACAGGTATAACTAGAGGTACAAACGGAACTGCAGTTTCAGGAACAACAGGACAAGCTCACAGTAATGGTGCAATAGTCACAAACGCTTCTGAATTTAGTGGATATGGTGATGCAGTTGATGCAGGCACAATTACACTAGAACCAGGTCTTTGGTCTTTAAGTAATTTTGGTCAAGTTCTTGTTGCAACAATTGCAAACGGAAAAACATTTACATGGAACGCTGGTATCACTGCAAGGTTATCAACAAGAGCATCAACTACTACAACAGATTTTTCAACAACAAATAATCCAACAGCAACAAGAGTTACACTTATTTCACCAACAACAAGACACTTAATTCATTTTGGAACAGAAACGACAATAGGATCTGCCTCAACACAGGATGATATGTTTATTAGATTTTCTGAACAAGAAGATATTAATGATTATTCAATTTTAGCAACAAACACAGCAGGTTCTCAAAGACTTCAAGATGGAACGAAAATTATGGGAGCTTTAGTTGCAAAAGAAAATATTCTAGTTTGGACTGACAATGCATTATATACAATGAAATTTGTTGGTGCACCATTTACATTTGGATTTGAACAAGTGGGAACAAACTGTGGTTTGATAGGTAAGAATGCGGCAATAGAAATAGATGGTGTTGCATATTGGATGGGAACTAATGGTTTTTTCTCATTTGATGGTACAGTAAATACATTACCATGTTCCGTTGAAGATTATGTTTATGATGACATTGACACTACAAAAGGACAACAAGTTTGTGCAGGAATTAATAATTTGTTTACAGAAGTTACATGGTGGTATCCCACATCAGGATCTGCATTTAATAATAGATATGTAGTTTATAACTATGGCATAACTAATAATCCTTTACCTATGGGTAATTGGTACACAGGCGTTAATACTAATTCTATTAGAACGACTTGGATAGATTCACTTGTATATCCTAAACCATATGCAACAGCTTATAATAGTTTAGGCACAGGTAGTTTTCCTGCAATCATAGGAGAAACAGGATTAGGCAGTAGTGTATTATTTGAACACGAATCGGGGACCGATCAAGTAAATCCAGATGGTAGTGTTACTACACTTACATCTTTTGTGCAATCATATGATTTTTCATTACAGACCGATCAAGGTTCAGCTGAGTACTTTTTAGCTATGAGAAGATTTTTACCTAATTTTAAAATATTACAAGGTAACGCTAATGTTACACTTTCAGTTGCAGATTTTCCAGCAAGTCCAAATACTGCAACCACATTAAGTCCTTTTGTAATAGATTCTAGCACAACCAAAATTGATACAAGAGCTAGAGGAAGATACGCAGCTTTAAAAATAGAAAACACAGGTGCAGCAGAATCGTGGAGATTTGGCACGTTTCAAGCTGACCTACAACCTGATGGGAGACGATAATGACAAAAGTAGTAGTAAGATTACCAGAACCTAAAAAAGAATATAGTGAGGACAATCAAAGACAAATAAACAGAGCTTTGACTGCAATCATAGAACAATTAAATTCTACATATCTAACACAACAGAAAGAAGACCAAGAACGATTTACTTGGTTAGGACTAGGTTAATGGCAAATATATACAGAAATCAAAAAATAAGTTTAACTACAACTGCAGATACAGTTTTATATACTGTACCTTCAAACTCAAGAGCAATTGTTAAATCTATTTTAGTAGCAGAAGATGCGGCAGGATCAGCAACTGTTAAAGTAACTTTGGTAAATGCATCAAGCGTTATTTTTGTAATAGATAATTTAATAAGTTTATCTGCTAATGAAAACAAACAAGTTATATCAGAACCTTTAATTATGGAAGAAAGTGAAGTGTTAAAGGTACAAGCAGCGAGTGGAGCTGTTGATGTAATAGCATCAGTATTAGAAATTAACAGGGAGGACAAATAATGCCGTTTATTGAAACAGAGGCTTCTGTTAGGTATGAAACTATTAATGGTAAAAGAGTGCCAGTAATTACACCTAAAACAGAGGTTACATTAACCAACACAGTTACAGGTCAAGAATATATGTCTGATGCAGAAGCAATGGCCGATGTGCAAAATCCAAGCACAGAGACTAAATCTGAACATATACGAAGAGATGTAAATGTTACTGTGGAAGAGATAAAGATAGGCGCTGGCTTTAATATCAGCGATTGACGAATATGGAAAAACCTAGTAAATTGCAAGATACTCGCCTATTTACAAGCTTTGCGACCTTGCTATCATTAATACTACAAGGAAAAATATGCCATTAAAAAGACTATTTAAGAGTGCTAGAAAACGTGTAAAGAAGTTAATACCTAAAGAGATTAGACCTTTTGTACCTTATTTAGCAGCTATGATACCAGGGGCTAACCTTGGTTTAGGTGCTTTAAATCCAGCTTTACAAAAAGCTATTATTGCAGGTGGTACAAGATTTGCTACAGATGATGAGGCAGATATAAAAGACATTGGTATTACGGCAGCACTAGCTTCAGCTCCAGATGCATTAGGACAATTTTCTAAATCAGGAGAAGCGGCAAAACTATCTATGGGCGATCCAGGTTTCTTTAAACAACAAGCTCAATTAGGAGCTTCTAAACTAGCAGGTCTTGCAAAAGATAAACCTTTAACCACATTAGGTGTTCAAGCAGGAACTGATGCTGCTATTAAACAAATAGAACTCGATCAAGAAGCATTAGAAAAATACGAAGCAGATCTATTATCTAGAGGTATAAAAAATAAAGCTGCAAGAAGAAATGCAATCTTTAATGTATTTGTAAATGCAGGTTATACAGGTGATGAAGTTAATAGTATGTTAGATTCATATGGTTATAAAAGTGGTGGTTATGTTCCAGGAGTTCCAAAAAATGTAGATACAGAAAGTGAAGACTACATAATGGATAATGAAGAATCTCAAGCTTTATTTGGAAAATATCCAATTGAACTTTCATTAGAAGAACAAATGGAATTATATGGTAAAAAAAAATACGCAGTCGGAGGTAAAGTTAAAAAGAAAGAAACGCCTTCAGCTGGTATTATGACTATAGAAACAGATGCAAAAGTAAATGACGATGATGATGAAATGTCTATGGAAGAATTTATAGATATGATGAAAGGTGGAGATGACGATGAAGTATCTATCGATGATAGTTTATCTTATGCACAACAAGGTCTAGGTATGTTACAGGGTGATGTTAAGCCAATGCCTATGATGAGATTCGCGGACGGTGGATTTGGTGGTATTACAAAAGCTGTTGAAAGCATAGAAGAAAAACCAAAAGAATTTTTAGTAGATAAATTAAAGGTAACACAAAAACCAGGTCAGTCAGAGATGAGAGCTATTATAGAAGCAATGTATAATGACATCGATGGTGTAATGCCTGAAGACAGAAAAAGAGAATTTTATGAGTTATATGCTCCACAAATGTATAGAAGTGGAGAGATGGAAAAACCAGAATTTGAATTTATACAAACAGAAATATTAGATAAAGAAGTACCTAAAATGAAAGAAGGTGGTATAATGGATTTAGGTGGTAAAGAAATGGATTTAAGAAAAGGTGGCTTTGTGCCAATAGGTAAAAAAGAAAAAGCAGACGATGTACCTGCAAGATTAAGTAAGAACGAATTTGTAATGACAGCAGACGCTGTTAGAGCAGCAGGTGGTGGTAGTGTTAATAAAGGAGCAAAAAGAATGT